TGACGAGCAGGACAGTGGAGCCGAGGAGGCTTACGACAATGCGTTTGAGGAGGCTGTCGGCGGCGGGTTCGGTGCCTGGCGTTTGCGTACCGTTTATGAGGATGAGGCTGACGAGGAAGACGAAAAGCAGCGGATCAGGATCGAGCCGATCTTTGACGCTGATTCGAGCGTGTTTTTTGACCTAAACGCCAAGCGCCAGGACAAGGCCGACGCGAAATCAGCGTATGTGCTCACGGCAATGACGCCGGCGGCTTACGAGGCGCAGTACAAGGAATCTCCCGCATCGTGGCAGAAGAACATTGAGCGCACCGAATTTGACTGGCTCACGCCGGATATCGTCTATGTGTGCGAATATTACAAGGTTGAAGAAAAAGCTGAACTGATTCACGTCTACCGCGATCTGGGCGGCGAGGAAGAACGATACGCTGACTCGGAACTCACCGAAGAGAAGCTGGCCGAGCTGGCGGCTATTGGGTCGGTGAAGGTGCGCCAGAAGCGGGTGAAGCGTCAACGGGTCCACAAGTGGATCTTGAGCGGCGGCGGTGTGCTGGAGGACTGCGGTTTTATCGCGGGCAAGCATATCCCGATCGTGCCTGTTTACGGCAAGCGTTGGTATATTGATAATATCGAACGGTTCATGGGCCATGTGCGCCTGGCGAAGGACGCGCAACGGCTGAAGAACATGCAGCTGTCGAAGCTGGCCGAGATCTCGGCGCTGTCATCGGTGTCTAAGCCTATCTTGTTCCCTGAGCAGGTCGCGGGCCACCAGGTGATGTGGTCCGAGGACAACGTTAAAAATTACCCATACCTGCTGATCAACCCTGTCACCGGCCAAGACGGGCAGCAGGCGCTGACTGGTCCGACGGCTTACACGAAGGCACCGGAAATCCCGCCGGCAATGGCGGCGCTGCTACAGATCACCGAACAGGACATGCGCGACGTCTTGGGCAATCAGGAGCAGGGCGAGAAGGTCGTTTCGAATATCAGCGCTAAAGCGATTGAGATGATCCAGAACAAGCTGGACATGCAAACGCAGATCTACGTCACGAACATGGCGAAGGCGATTAAGCGGTCCGGTGAGATCTGGCTGTCAATGGCGAAAGACATTTTTGTCGAGGAAGGCCGCAAGATGAAGGGTATCGCTAGTGACGGCACCCTAAAGAAAATTGAACTCATGCGTCCAGTGATCAACGAGAAGACCGGCGAGACCGAGACCGAGAACGATCTGTCCAGCGCCGATTTTGATATCACCGTTGACGTCGGGCCATCGTCGTCTAGCAAGCGCAGTTCCACGGTTCGCAGCCTGACGAATATGTTGGCGATCACGACCGATCCCGAGACCGCCCAGGTGTTGCAGGCGATGACGATGTTAAACATGGAAGGCGAGGGCATCAGCGACGTGCGCGATTACTTCCGTTCTAAAATGGTCAAGATGGGTGTGATCAAGCCGAACGAGGAAGAGGCGGCGGCGATGGCTGAAGCGGCTCAGAATCAGGAGCCTGATCCTCAGCAGCAGTATCTCCTAAGCGCAGCCAAGGAAGCCGAGGCCAAGGCGCTCAAGACGGCGGCTGACACGAAGCTGACCGAGGCAAAGACGCTGGAGACGCTGGCGGGTATTGAGGGCACCGTAGCGGCTCAGGAGGCCCCACAGGCGGCTCCTCAAGCGGCTGCGGCACCCGTAGCGCCTGCGCCTGCTCCAGCGGCTCCAGCGGCCCCAGCCGAAGATCCTGAGATGATGGCTCTCGCTCGCGAGAAGGCCCAGGTCGAGATCGACATTCTGCGGGTCGATCTAGAAACCAAGATCCGCAAGCTAGAGACGCCAGAACCGCCCGAGGAAGAGCCGAACCATCCCGAAGCAGACGCTGCGATGGCGATTGCCGAAGCGGTCGATGGCCTGGCGGAAGGCGTCAGCGAATTTAAGTCTGTCGTCGAGCACATGACGATTTCTCAGCAAGAGAACGCAAAAGGTGCTATAGAGGCTGTAAAAAGCCCAAAACGTGTTATACGCGAAAAAGGCCGAATCGTCGGCATTGAGTAGCTGCATAAGGAGCCATTGTGGCCAAGTCGATCACTACTTGTAACAATCTATTGAAGCTACTGTTTAACGCCACCGCTTGGGCAACCATTGCAGACAACGCAGCGGCATCGCCTTTGACGAACCTGTATCTTAGCCTTCACACGGCTGATCCAGGCACCGGCAATAGTCAGCAGACCAACGAGACAGGATACACGAATTATACTCGTGTCGCAGTCGTGCGGACTTCGGGTGGCTGGACTGTCGCCACCAACACGGCGGTAAACGCGGCTCTGGTTCAGTTCCCCCAGTGCGGCGCTTCGGGTGCTACGCTCACTCACGTTGCTATCGGTACGGCGGCGACGGGCGTTGGTAACGTGCTCTATGCGGGTCCGCTGAACAGCTCGCTAGCCGTTGCGTCCGGCATCCAGCCTCAGTTTAACGCTTCCTCGCTTACAGTGACGGAAACCTAAGAATGAGCCAGCCAAATTTAGCTAATGGCGACGAGCCTCTGTATTCATGCGTTGAGTGCGATGGCCCAGTGTTTCTGGTCGATAGTGTTGTCTACAAGCCTTGCGGCCACACGGCGGCTGCGGTGCTAGCAAATCTGACGGCGATATTACGCGGCACGTCAGAGGTGAAATAGTGGCGATCAGATCCTACAAAGATTTGGTGGACGCGGAGGAAAACGGACAAACCTTTATCGGTGCGTTCCGCAAGAACTTCACGGCGACGTCTGGTCAGGGCGCGTGGTTTGATACCACGCTCACCCCCGGCAATCCTATTCCATTCTATTACGCTTCGTCACCTCTGATAGGCTTGCCCATGAGCCAATCGGTTATTGGCGGCATTCCCCATAATCAGCCTGTCGCTAGCTTGGGGTATAAGACGTATTTGAAAACGCTTACAGTAACTCCAGTGGCAACCAACGGTAAAATTGACGGCCCAATGATCCTGATGGATTACTTGTTTTATTATCCGTTCATAGACACAGGCACCACCGACGAGCAATATTTGTTTCAGAATGATGATCTGCCTCGATACCCTACGGGTCAGGGCGTCAGCGTCATGGCCGTTCAAATGGCGGGTTTGCTTGGCACTGGCAACCCGACCTTCCGTTTCACCTACATGAACCAAAACGAAATCCCAAAAACAAGCCCAACACAGACATGTGGGTCGGCCTCAATCGTTGGTGAATTGGCGACGGGCAACAACAGCTTTGTGGCGCAGGCCAATAGCAACTACCCCTTCCTGACATTGGCACCGGGGGATACGGGAGTGCGCCGTATTTTGTCAGTGACATTTGATGCGCCTGATATCGGGCTATTGGCGTTTGTGCTGGTAAAACCTTTAGAGCAAATCAATCTGCGCGAAATTGGAACGACCGCAGAGCGAACGCCAGTAACAGATTTTCTAGACCTACCTGTCATTCAAGATGACGCCTATTTGTCCATGCTGGTGAACAGCGGCCAAAACGGCATCACGGCGGGTAGTTTTATCGCAACCATTCAAACAATTTGGGGATAACTCATGGCTCTTCAGTCAATGGATCAAATTATCGCGGCTTTAACTGCGGGGCAGTTTAACCGCACCGATTGGAACAAAAACGCCTTACCAGTTACCGCACAGGTTGCAGGCCAGTGGTTCGATCTGAGCACGGGCGCTGGCAATCCGTTTCAGAACTCGACGCATGGATCGACGACGAACCTAGCGTTTCAAGCGCTGTCTGACACAACGTCAATCGGTGCCACGACGGCGGCTCTAGGCGGCTCGATCTCCGGCACGGTGTTTACCGACACGACCCACGGCACAAACCGTTTTACAATCGGTATGCTGCTCTCAGGCACGGGCGTCACGGCGGGAACATTCATCACCTCGCTGGGTACGGGTACGGGTGCCAACAACGGCGGCACATATAACGTCAATATTTCTCAGACCGTGACCGCGCAGTCGATCACTGGCACGGCAACCCCCAACGGTCTCTATACAGGCGGTGCCGTCGCGCCATCCATTAAGAACGTCTTGAACGTCTCGGCCTACTCTGGTGCGGCTACGAGTGCTCCAGCCGTAATGATGCTGGTCGATCAGGTTGCGATGTTCACCGTGTCGTCAGTGACCACCACAGGCGCTCAGTCGTTCACGGGTACGCAAACCCTGCCGCGTTACGCCACAGGCGCTGGCCTACAGGCATTTATCGTGCCCTCGGTCGTCATGGGCGCGGGTACGCCAACTATCCAGTTAGGTTACACTAACGCGGCGGGCACGTCGGGCCGCTTGACCCCCGCAAGTCCATTGTTGCCTACGGCCAACACGGCATCACCTGTTGGGGCGCTGGTCCATACCGGAACGGGTGCGGGTAAGTACGGTCCATTCATGCCGCTGGCATCGGGCGATACGGGCATTCGGTCCATTCAGACTATCAGCCTATCTGCCACGATGACTTCGGGTTCGCTTGTTGTTATTCTTGCAAAACCAATCTTTACGCTTCCAATAACGACTATCGGCGTAGCATCCGAGCGCGATTTGGTCAATCAACTTCCATCAATGCCTCGCATTTTTGACGGTGCCAATCTGCAATGGCTGATGTACGCGGGCGCAGCAACCCCAATCAACACGGCTTTTTACGGCTCTCTTGACGTAGCGTGGGGTTAAGATGCTTGTAGGGAATTACTCTAATTTCAACAAACTTCCGTTAAGGTTTAGCGGAGGCGGATCGGCTATAAATGCCATACAATCCGGAAATCAGAGTAATTTTGTTCAATCCGGTCGCCGCCGCAGCCGGATGATGCAAGACGAAACAACCACGGCGCTGACACTATACGCGCTGCCAAATGGCAGTTATCCAACCCTGTCGTTCTTCATCCCACAAAAAGCAGGGAGTATCGGGTCAAGCAATCAGATTTACGGCAACGGGGTATCTGAGGGTAATCTAGCGGGCGGCTTGCCTACCGACGCGAACCTAGAGGGCGCGGGCGATATCACCAACGGCAACCTGACGCTTATTGCCCAGCTTATCGCGTCCATCACGGGCGCGGGCGACGTCACGCCGCCACCTACACTGGTCGGCAAGCTAGAACTGATCAGCAATAACCTGACGGGTTCTGGCGCGGTTGCAGCGACGCTTACGGCGTTTGCGTCTGTCCAAGCTGCGCTATCGGGCGCGGGATCACTATCCTTGGTTCCATACGCCACAGGGCGGCTTGAGGCAGACATTACCGGCCAATCTATCCTATCTCCCGAAAGCCTGGCTTCGGCTGTCTGGAGCGCATTGGCCGCGCAGTTTAACGACAACGGAACAATGGGCCAGAAGCTGAATTCGGCGGCTGATTACGCAAGCCTAGCCGCAGCGATTGTCGCAGCCATGAACGCCTCACCGCCTGACGTCAACATCGCAAGGATCAACGGTCTGGACGTCGACGGATCGGGAACGGAGGCTAATCCGTGGGGACCAGTATAGACTGGGGCAAATCGTTCGGCGGTGCCTGGGGCGCATCGTTCGGGCTGCTAGCAGAACCGGCTGACGTTGGCGGTGGTGGGCCTGGCGGCAATAAGGGCTGGGCTAATGAGCGGGCTAGGCTCGAAGCTAGGTTCGCCCTACCCCAAGAAATCGAAGCCGCGCGGGCTGTCCTGGCGGATTCAGATCGGCCAGTCGTCAAACGCGCAGCCAAGAAAATCTACGACTACAGCCAAGACCTAATCGCGATCGGCACATTAGAGCGCGAGCTGGGCAGGCTCGATCGAGAGATCACGACACGTCAGAACCTAAGCGATGATATACAAGCGGCGGCGGCTATCATGCGCCAGTATCTGCAAGACGAGCAGGACGCGCTGGATCTGCTCCTTCTCACGACCGAGCAGGACGCAGCCGAACTGTTAGCGGCTATCGGGATTTTGACGTAACGCAGAGATTGTCGTATGGTACGACATGGCTTCCATCCAGCCGCACCGGATGAGTGGGTAATTTTATGAGCGAAGTGGCAGAGGCTAACGAAGAGATCATCGAAGTCGAAACCGAATCAAACGAACCGGAAGCTGAGACCAATTCCAGCGAACCGGAACCTGAAGCGGACGACGAACCCGACGAAATCGTAGTTACCATTGGCGAGGAACCGCCCCCCGCCGACGAGAATACCGCAGCACCGGAATGGGTCCGCGAACTGCGTAAGAATCACCGAGATCTTCAAAAGAAGAATCGGGAACTTGAAGACAAGCTAAAGGCCACAGTCGAGCCGGTTAAAACCGTCGAGCAGGGCCGCAAGCCAACGCTTGAAGATTCCGATTATGACGCTGACGATTTCGAGCAAAAACTGTCTGGTTGGTACGAGCGGAAACGCCAGGTCGACGAGATAAACGCCAAGGCCGAAGCTGAGAAGATTGATCAGCAACGGGCATGGCAAGCCAAGCTAGACGGATACGGTAAGGCCAAGGCCGAACTTAAGGTCAAGGATTTCGAGGACGCGGAAGACGTGTCCAAGGAAAAACTTAACGTAACGCAGCAAGGTATTATTTTGCAGGGTGCGGAAAATCCCGCACTTGTGATTTACGCGCTGGGCAAAAACCCAAAGAAGGCTGAGGAACTCGGCTCGATTACAGACCCTGTGAAATTCGCTTTCGCGGTTTCGAAACTGGAGACTCAGTTGAAAGTCAGTAACCGCAAATCACCTCCACCGCCTGAAGGCACCGTGCGCGGCACGGGCGCTGTCTCAGGTTCGGTGGGTAATCAACTGGAACGCCTTCGCGCAGACGCTGAAAAGACCGGAGACTTTACAAAAGTTACGGCATTCAGACGCCAAATGCGCGAGGCATCAAAATAGGAACTATGAGAAATGGTTAACGCATTCAACAAAGAGGAGCGGGTCGCTTTTGAGGAAATCCTCGAAGGCTTCAACGACGCTCTGGTTCTGAGCCGTAACGTCTCGATCTACAACACCGATTCCACCATGATGGAGCGGACCGGCAACATCATCTGGCGTCCACAGCCTTATATCGCCCAGTCGTTCACTGGCACCGATATGACGTCGAACTTCAAGGACTTCACGCAGCTTGCCGTGCCTTCGACCTTGGGCTTCAGCAAGTCGGTTCCGTTCATCTTGACCGCTACCGAACTGCGCGACGCTCTGCAAGAGAAGCGCCTCGGTGAATCTGCCAAGCAGAAGCTTGCCTCTGATATCAACGTCGCGATCATGAACGTCGCTTCGCTGCAAGGCACTTTGGTTGTTAAGCGCACCGCCGCAGCCTCTGGCTTTGATGACGTCGCCCAGTGCGAAGCCATCATGAACGAAGGCGGCGTTCCCGACTATGATCGTTATCTCGCGCTGTCTACTCGCGACTATAACGGTATGGCATCGAACCTTCAGGTTGCCTCGCGTTCGTTCGGCAATCCGAAGTCCAACGCTGCCTATGAGCGGGCTTACGTCGGTCCTGTTGCATCGTTCGACACCTACAAGCTCGACTATGCCAACCGTATCGCTGCTGCCGCTGGTAGCTCGATCACGATCAGCACTGCCGACGCTGGTCTGAACTACTACGTCCCTGTTGCGACCTCTACCGCTTCGACGGGCGAAGTGGCAAACGTTGATAACCGTTACGACACCGTCACCGTTTCCTCGACGACCGGCGTTGTTGCCGGCGACTGCTTCACCATCGCTACGTTGTTCAACGTCCACGCGATCACGAAGCAGAGCACGGGCCAGCTCAAGACCTTCCGTGTTATCTCGGTGACGAACGGCACCACGATGGTTATCTCTCCTCCTATCATCTCTAACCAAGTCGCTTCGGACGCCTCGGCTCAGTACCAGAACTGCACCATCGGTACGAAGTCGGCCACGTCGGCTATCGTGTTCTTGAACACCGTTGCTGGCTACGCCAACCCCTTCTGGCAAAAGGACAGCTTGGAAATCCTCCCAGGCCGTTACGCAGTGCCTACCGACGCAGGCGCGGCTGTCATGCGGGCTTCGACTGATCAGGGCATTGAACTGGTTATGCAGAAGCAGTACGACCTCAACACCATGAAGACCAAGTATCGCCTTGATACCCTGTTTGGTGTTGTAAATAAGCAGCCCGAAATGTCCGGGATCATGCTGTTCTCGCAGACCTAAGCTAACGGAAAGGGGAGGGCTTCGGCTCTCCCCGATCTTTTGTTCCTAACAGAGGGTGCAATCATGAGCTACAACGTAATTTTTACTCAAGGTAATACAACTGTTGCTGTGCCAGCAGGCGAGAAAATCGCTGTTCAATCCCTGTCGCCAGCTTCTGTGTTTCAAGAAATTGGTTTCCCCAATTATCCTGTTTCACGGACTTTGTTGAGCACGGTTAATAATACCACCTATGTGTCAGGCGCGTTTACCAATGCTGCCAGCGTGACTATCGAAGCTGGTGCATCGGGCGCTTATTACGCAGTGGGTGTCGCTCCTGACATCAGCAACAATGGCAACTGGCAACCTCAGGGTGCGCCTGCTGACATTGCAGACGGCGCTTCGATGATTGCCACAGCAGCCAATGTGCTGGTGGGCATCGTTACGGCAACCCCAACCACAACTCGCAGCATCCAGCTGCCAACAGGTGCAAACCTTGATTTGGCAACCGAGTGGGCGATTGGTGATTCGTTTGACTTTAGCGTTATCACTTTGGCTGCGTTTGCCTTGACCATCACGGTCAACACAGGCGTCACCATTGTGGGTTCTGCTGCAACTGCTGCAACGTCTGGTGCGTCTGCACGTTTCCGTCTTCGGAAAACTGCCGCTGACACCTTTGTTGCATATCGAATCGGTTAATCAACCAAGCAGGTCAGCAGAAATGTTGGCCTGCTTAACTTGCTTGAGGGCTGACAAATGATGAACTATGGTAAAGCTAAGGGTAAGCCTGCCAAGGCCGCTAAGGGTGCTAAGGGTATGCCTATGGCAATGTCGAAGCCACCCAAGAAGTCCAAGTAAATGAGCTACTCCAAGCGGCAATTCATCGAAGCGGCGTTAGAGGAAATCGGCCTGGCTGATTACGTCTTCGACCTATCCCCGGAGCAGCTGCAAAGCGCACTGCGCCGCATGGATTCGATGATTGCTGCTTGGAACGCTATCGGGATCCGTCTGGGGTATCCTATCCCGTCCAGTCCTGAAAATTCGAACATCGACGCCGAAACGGGTGTTCCCGATTCCGCGAACGAGGCAATCATTCTAAATCTGGCTCTCAGGCTGTCGCCAAGCTACGGTAAGGCGATTTCCTTACAGACCAGCGCAGCGGCTCGCCTAGCCTACAACACGTTAATGTCGCGGGCTGCTATGCCGCCAGAAATGCAATTCCCGCAGACGCTGCCGGTGGGTGCTGGTCTGAGGTCGTACAACATTGACTTCCCATTTTTCCCGCCTCCTACCCTGCCATTGTTGGCTGGCGAAGATGGCGAAATCGTTTTTGAATAGGATTCTTCCATGCCAACGATCAACCAACTAACCGCTGTTGATGATGTTGTTTCCAGCGATCAGGTGCCGATTTATCAGGCCGCAAACGGTGACGCTCGCAAGGCGTCTATGGCGGTGATCAAAACCTTTATGCAAGACGGCATCACGGCATCTGACGACAAGATCACGCAATACGCAGCGCCATCGGCCACAGCGTTCAGCGTTCAGATTACAGACGGATCTGATAGCATCTGGCTGATCTTGACGCCAACGGCGACTTTCGCCACCGGAGCCATTGTTCTCCCCGCTCTGGCTAACTGTGTTGACAAGCAGGAGGTGCTGGTTGTCTGCACCCAGATCGTCACCACCTTGACCGTTTCTGGCAATGGCGCGACCGTAACAGGCGCACCGACCACGCTTGCGGCAAACGCATTTTTCCGCCTACGCTTTGACGATGTTGTCAACGTTTGGTATCGAGTCGGATAGGAAATCAAAATGTCCATTAAAGCAGCATTTCAACCACGTCGCGGCCAAAATCTTACGGCATCTTCTGGCGCAGCGTCCGCGTCCGTCTCGCTTGACTCTCAGGCCAAGTCGGTTCGTTTGGTTAATAACGGCGCGAACGTCTGCTTTGTGCGGATCGGCGCTGGCGCTCAAACGGCAACCACCGCTGACATGCCAGTCCGCGCCGGCAGCGAGATCGTCGTTTCCAAGGGCGACGGTGACGACACGTTGGCCCATATCTCGGCGCTGACGACCACCCTGTATATCCAGACGGGCGAAGGCGGTATCTAACCGTGACGCAAATCCCGATCTTGAACGGCATATACACCGACAACGGTCCGGACATTCGCACATCATATCCCGTCAACCTGATCCCGGTTCCTACGGTGTCGGGTATCTCGGCGGGGTATCTGCGACCGGCTGACGGTTTAGTCACGTTCGGATCTGGACCAGGTATTGACCGAGGCGGGATCAACTGGCGCGGCGAGTGTTACCGCGTCATGGGAACATTGCTGGTTAAGATATCCTCGGGCGGCGTAGTTTCGACGCTGGGCGACGTTGGCGGGTCTGGGCTGGTTACGTTCGACTATTCGTTTGATCGGCTGGCGATAGCCTCTGGAGGCTCGCTATTCTACTGGGATGAAACCACGCTCACGCAGGTGACTGATCCCGATCTGGGAACAGTGATAGATTTTGTCTGGGTCGACGGTTATTTCATGACCACAGACGGTGAATTTCTGATCGTCACCGAATTGAACGATCCGACGCAAGTCAACCCGCTGAAATACGGATCTTCAGAAGCCGATCCAGATCCGGTCGTCGCTCTACTGAAAGTCCGCAATGAGGTCTATGCGCTGAACCGAAACACGATCGAGGTGTTCGACAACGTGGGCGGCGATTTCTTCCCGTTCCGGCGGATTGAAGGCGCTCAAATCATGAAGGGCTGCGTTGGCACATTTGCCTGCGCGGTTTACCTAGATGCTGTTGCGTTCCTTGGATCGGGCCGCAACGAGACTATTTCGGTATTTTTGGGTGCGAATTCGGGTACGGTTAAGATCGCGACACGCGAGATTGAGCAGCTGCTCAAGGGTTATACCGAGGCTGAACTGGCGACCGTGAAGATGGAAGCCAAGGCAGACGATGGGCATCAACACCTCTGGATTCACCTCCCTGATCGAACCATCGTTTACGACGCGGCAGCATCGTCGGCGCTGGGTCAACCCGTCTGGTTTACGCTAACGTCTGGCGTTGACGGGTTCTCAGAGTATCGGGCGCGTAATCTGGTCTGGTGTTACGACAAGTGGCTGGTGGGTGACACGGAGTCAGTTAATCACGGCTATCTGGACGATTCGATTTCATCCCAGTTTGGGAATATCACGCGCTGGGAATTTGGAACGCTGATCCTGTATAACGACGGGCGCGGCGCGATCATCTACGATCTGGAGCTGGTCAGCCTCACGGGCCGGGTCGCGTTCGGTTTAAATCCGCAGATTTCCACGTCCTATTCGCTTGACGGGCAGACTTACAGTCAAGAGAACTATATCGGCGCTGGAAGCCAAGGGGACCGTGCAAAGCGGCTGCGGTGGTTCCGCCAGGGCGCAATGCGAAACTGGCGCATACAGCGATTTAAGGGCGACTCACAGGCTCATCTATCGTTCTTGCGGCTAGAGGCGGCAATCGAACCGTTGGCGAACTAATGGCTAAATTAAAACTCACCCGAAATCAGCTTGCATCGTTTCTGCCTGATCATGAAACCGTTAAACAGTTTGAAACGCTGTTTTCTGTTGTTGATGAAATCAACACCACCGGATATAATGACGCGGTTTTAGCCGCTGGTCTGGCTGACACAAAAGCGCAACAGGCGCTGGATTCGATTGAGCGTGTCGCTAACGAAAATTCGTTGGCGGCGCTATCCCCAGCCATTGAAAACAATAATTCGGTGTTTACCGATTACATTGATTTTGCCCAGACCGGACCCCATACGAACACACCGGGTCGGCTGGCTTGGAACCAAACAGACGGCACTCTTGATCTGAATCTGAGGGGCGGCAACGTCACGCTCCAGATCGGGCAAGAACAGGTGGTTCGTGTCGTCAATAAGTCTGGCGGCGCTCTGGTTGACGGGCAGGTCGTTTATGTTTCTGGCGCTCAAGGTCAGCGGCCAAAGGTTGAACTGGCTGTTGCGACTGGGGCATCGTCGCTGGCGCGAAAAGTCATTGGTTTGGTGACGGAGCCGATCGCGAATAACCAAGAAGGTTATATTACGATCAGCGGGATGGTGCGCGGTCTAAACACAAGCGCCTTCACAGACGGCGACGTTCTGTATCTATCAGCGACGCCAGGCGCGATTACCAACGTTCCACCGGCGGCACCGATTCACCATGTGGTCGTGGGATTTTGTATCAATGCGAATCCGGCTGTCGGCGAAATTTTCGTTACCGTTCAGCCTGGCTATGATCTTGAAGACCTTAGCGATGTTGTGGTAACAGCGCCTGCATCCGGCAACCTGCTGATTTATGACGCAGTAGCGCAGGTCTGGGAAAATGCGCTCATAACGGCTGGAACTGGCGCGACGGTTACGAACGGGCCGGGAACCATCACGATCAGCGCCACAGGTACGGGCGGCACGGTTACGAGTGTTGCTCAGTCTTTCACGGGTGGCTTGATATCGGTTGCAGGATCGCCAATTACTACGGCAGGCACCTTGGCGCTGACGGTCGCTGGCACGTCGGGTGGCATTCCTTACTTTACGTCGGCTAGTACTTGGGCGTCTTCGGCGCTTCTCGCAGCTAACGCGCTTGTGGTCGGCGGTGGCGCAGGCTTGGCACCCGCTACCGTTACGACCGGCGCAAATGTTGTCACGGCTCTTGGTGTGGCTGTCGGCACGGCTGGATCGTTTGTCGTCAATGGTGGCGCATTAGGCATCCCATCCAGCGGCACCGTGACAAATCTGACGGGTACGGCTTCGATCAACATCAACGGCACCGTGGGCGCTACGACGGCGAACACGGGCGCGTTTACGTCGCTGTCCTACACGACCACGCTGACGGGCGGCACGGGTATCGTCAATCTGGGCAGCGGGCAGTTCTA